ATAAGCTAAATCCCTGGGAGCTGGATTCTGCATTTCTAGACGTTTTAGAACCCTCCTTACCGTGCTTTTCTGCACAAGATTACCCTTACGGTTCCGAAAGCCTCTGGTTTCAAGTTCGGACGCTATTTCACCGTAACTTGAGCCACGATGATGCATTTCCACCATTAGGTTCACTTGGCTCTGCTCATCTTCTTCTGGAATCAGAAGGTAGGGTTTTTTGAAGGAATGACATCTTTCTCTCTCTAGTTGCAATTTAGATTCGTCGGTTTTATAGCCGTACCAAGTTGTCCCAACTTTTTGCATCTGAGCTTGCTTGCTTTTGAGCCCAGCTTTTGTGTTGTTGCTTATAGTATCTCTAGCCATCTCGCCCATCATAGCGTAGATGTGAATGAAATTCTTATCAACTTTGGGTTGTCCTAGAGAGTGAAGAATGACCTTTTTATTAGTCACTTGCTCCTCGTAGATCTTCACTATCTCTGTTCCGGTTCTAGCTAATCGCGTTAGGCAAAATACTACTAGATTATCCCCAGGTTTTAGGAATTCAAATAGAGATTGAAGAACTGGTCTTTTATCCATTTTCAAGCGCGTGGAGGTTGGAGGCTCATTAAACTCTATGATCTCATCACCTTCTTTCTTTATGCCTTTGATATACTCTCGGCACATGAATAATTGACTCTCGTCAAGCTGTAAATTAGTAGAAACTCGGCTAAATATTACGTATCTCATATCATTTCTCCTTAGGCTTTCTAGTCATTGAACGGGCTTTCTTTAGCTCGCCTTGTTTCAATTTCTCTATGATGGCTTCATGGTTGAAATCATCTGGAAGCATCTCTAAAACTTGTTCTGTCTGCGTTTGATATTGTTTCATAAGCCTTCGCAGATCCCATATGATCGTATTTGCTCTCTCTGCATGATCTTCTTTCATGATGCCAATCTCTAAAGCTCGCACTTGCAAGTTTTGTAGAGTCATCAAAGTTAACATGCCGCTTGTTAGGAATACCGCGTAATCTTCAAGCGTCTTTAAGTTCTTCTCGTCTACAAACGTATGATCCATGATTGTTTCTTAGCTCCTTAAGCTCTTTGATGTATAATCTTGATGGTGTAGTTTTACCATTCTCCCATCGGTTTACAGTCACAACAGTTGTGCCCAATAGCTGTGCAAACTTCTCTTGCGAAACGCATAGCTTGTGTCTAATCTCTTGAATCTCTTCAGGTGTCATATTTCCTCGTTTAACTTTTTAAACAGCTCTGAGGCCCTCTTGCGCCTGTATTCATGATCTATTTCGGGGTATTCTCCCTCACGGTTGTAGGTAAGCATTAGTTCTTTCATTGACCAATCGCAAACCTCTACCTCTCCATGGTCATAAACCATACACGCTATTTCATCCTCGTCTTTAGGATTCATAGCGTATATGTAACATGCCCATGAAGATAGCGGATCAATAAACTTTACTTCGCAATAACAGTTCATTGAATCCGCTTTCTCACCCCAGTTTTTAAGCAAGATCTCTTTAACTTGGGGATTTAACACGGTTTTTCTCCTCAAGCGTGCATAATTTGCCGTGAAAGTCCTTCATTTCCTTGTTTATGTCCTCTCTCCAACCTCTTACCTCGGTCTCAAAAGATTTCATATCGGAGCGCAACCAAGAAATCAGGGCTACATTAGCCCCAATGATTGCGGTAGCTGTTCCTATCCCTGTCATAATTACTGTGATATCCATGATTATTCTCCTTTCTCTACGTTCATTTGAATTGCTTCACCATTTAGGCATATACTATCAATCTTAGCGAATAGGCCAGTTTCTGCATTGAATGCAAATAAGCAATCATGGCAGCATCTGATCTCTTCAACTATCTTGGCCAACTCTTCAAAGTCGCATGTATCTATGAATCGGCAAATAGCCTTCATCTCTTCGGATCTATTCTTTGTCATTAGTTCTGATACGCTCATTTATTCCCCCTCGCAACATTCGTTGCATTCGTTATCTTCGTTGATCTGACAATCTTCGCTAAAGCCTTCATGCCCACAATTGGGGCAGCTATGCCACATCTCAAGCTTGTTATCATTCAACATAGCTACTTGAAACTCGCTGTTGGTTAGGAACACATTGCCGCTATTACGATTCATCATCGGTACAACTTCTTCATCGTAGAAGTTATCAGGTAGTCCTTGCTTATCCCATGCGGTCAATAGCTCTACTAGCATCCATCTCTCACGTGATCCAAAATCCGCTAGGTTCGTTGTGGTTGTTTCTTGTGTCTTCATTTACTTTCTCCTTGTTGGCGTTGTATGTACAGAACTATATCACTCTTTAAGGATTAACCGCAACACAAAAGAACTTTGCTTTCACTTTTCTAGCATTTCTCATAGAGGATTAAAATAAAGACTTGACACCAAAATAGGGTCGGATTCATTATGCGGTTATAATCAGTCTTGAACATAGCCACCCGCCGGCTCTAGGCGGCCTAGTATCTTAAGTTAGCTAGGTAACTAAACAAAGAAAGAGTAGCCCACTATGGCAGGTTTCCCAAGCATAAAGAAAGGTAACAGACGAGGCGAGAAAGCTAAACAGCCTAGGCCAGGGGTACCACTTGATAAAAATACAATGCTTGATCTCATCGCTAAAGAACATGGTAACCTAGCTAGAGTAGCCGATATCATGGGTACTACTAGAGGTTGCATAAGACGTAGATGCGATGCAGATAAGGATCTTCAAGAAGCTCTAAAGGATGCTAGAGAACGTCAACTAGATCAACTAGAGCAGTCATGCTTTGATAGAGCAATGGAATCAAACGATACAACCCTTCAGCTCTTCTTGCTTAAGACACAAGGTAAGAGCAGAGGTTATGACCAGGATGAAGCTAAGAATGCAGCTAAGGACATAGCAACAGCAGCCTTTGACTTCATCATCTCCAAGCAGCCTAAGGCATAGGCTATCATCTACTCACTCGGTAATCACTAACATAAACAAGCTTTACTTAGGTAACTGCATGAACATGTGGGAACGAAGGTATGGAACCAGCCAAGGAAAGCATAGAAAAGAGGGTGGGGGTATGACCTTAATCAGTACCGGTACCTTATATATCTATATCTCCACGTATGTTTCATTGAGACCTCACTTTCTCAACTAAGTAAACTATTTACACCTTTTCCTTACTATTTCCTAATAGATCCTACCAAAAAAATTACTACCTATAATTACTCAAAAAATGTATAGTAAGTCTAGGAAACAATGCGTTCCCAGTGCACAGTCACGTCAAAAAAAATTTACCCAGATTTTTAAGGTTACCTTACTCACCCTAACTTTAGTTAGGCAATTCGGGGGTTTAAGTTAGCCCTTTGTCTATGAGACGAGTTAGGTAACCTTAATCTTTTTCCACTTCTCTTTGCTAAGGATTCCTATTTTAACACCTATAGTCATGTTATCAGGCTTGATGATGAGTTCGGGTTCTGTGAATACGTTATGTCTTGAATAGGTAGAATAGATTCCCTTAAGTCCATGGCCTAGGATTACCATTGCATGATTCAGAGATTCGTCTTCTACACTTATCACGCATTCTCTAGGTAATTCCATGGAAAGAGTAATCTTCTTATCACAGTGTATATAGCACGAAACGGTGATGACCTTTCTCTTTGCATAGTGCTTTATTACATGCTCAGCAAAACAAGCTACATCTGGTTCCATATTAAGCTCCCTTCTTAAGATCTTGTATTGACTTGCATATCGCTGCTAAGGCAAGCGGTAGGCTAAAATCATCATTGAATGGATCTGGGATAGGCTCACCTGGATTATTGGCTTTGAAGTCCTTGATTAGCTTCTTATTGAGCTTGACGCTTCTCTTATGATGTTCCTTGAACGTCTTTTCTAATTCTGCAATTTCGTACATGATTTTTCCTGTATAGGCGTATTGAGTGACACTTTCTTCTTGTCTGTAAAATAATTACTTTATAAAAGGGGTAATGGGATGTAAAGATTTATTTTGAGGGCTAGAGGTGGATGAAGAAGACTGTGATGATTGCGATTGGGATCGTGATGACTACTATGATGAAGATGAAGAGCCAGACGAGGACGAGGGATGTCCCTGTGGATATTATTGTATGGATTGCTTAGGCATGTCTTGGCGAGACTTTATGTAGGGATTTGTGTATCTCTTTAACTTTTCTCTTTTGCTAAAAATCCCTGAAAGCTAGTATAAAAAAATCTTTACTACGGAGAACGAGATGCCCACCTACAAATGGAAGATTGACTGCCGAGACTTGGAGAGAAAGTATATCAATGGTTCAAAGATTTGGGCTAAGTATTTCCGCGAGCAGATGATAGAACGAAGTAAGTATTACGAAGGTTTTAATGTTGGAAAGGAGAAAACAATGTTTCAAGAAGAACTACAAGATCTAGAGGTTGTTTATAAAACAGCACTTAAGAACTATGCCAAGGAAGTGGAAGAGACTCTCCCGAGCTTACTCTACTACATGGATAAGTTCCTGACGGTGCACAAACAAAACGAGGTAGTGCGTGAGAAGTTGGATGCGTTACTGCAAAAAACTGGTAGAGAACCACAGGAAGAGAGTGATGGGGGAGACGATGAGTGAAGAATTGAAACAAGCACCGGCTGTAGAAGCTCCAGTGCAAAAACCTAAACAGTATCTGCTCATGGCAGATGAGATGACCATGTCTATCCTAGGAAAGCTATGGCCATCATTATTGTTCGTTCAGGTAGAAGGGATGGCTATGCAGGGAAATGACAATCATATGCTCCTGGTCAGTCCTATAAACAAACCTGTTCCAGTGACTCAGGCAGTTCCTGGAGTATCAGTAGAAGAGCAGAGGGTAGACTAATGAGCACGGTAAAAGAGTTCTTCCATGAGTACATTCCTGATGATGCAGAACTTGAAGAGTTCTCTCGTTGGGCTTTCGGTGAGTACTACCGCGAGCTTGATCAGGCACTGAATGTCATGGAGACCTGGAATCACCTGCACTCTGATAAGCTACAGCTTAAAGAGTCTGGAGTCCTAGGCGAAGATCTACCGGCGATGGTTAAAGTATGGCGTGATACGCTTGCTTAGCTCATCTGGTAGAGCGGTTGTTTTGTACTCAACAGGTGGTGGGTTCGAGTCCTACAGCAAGCAATGAGTGGCCCGTAAGGGATGAGATATGCGATACAACCCGCGCACTCTTTTGAGGGGATGGCTGAGTGGCTGAAAGCAGCAGTGTAGTGGTGGACGCAACCCGTTACCGATCGCATTGTAGTAGAAATACCGTGGGTTCGAATCCCACTTCCCTCGTTTGGGTTATTAGTGCAGTGGTAGTCACGCATCCCTGTCACGGATGAAGCGATGGTTCAATTCCATCATAGCCCGTATGGCTGGTTCGTCTAAGGTAGGACGCTTAGGACTCCAAGTGCTAAGAAATGGTGACTCGAACTCATCACCGGCCGCAATATAAACATGCTGTAATTTTGGAGCATAAGATGGTGTACTACAAGGGTGAACCGAAAGAATCGGTTGGAATGTTGTTGCTAAAATTGGCACTTAGGTTTAAAGTAGCTTTACTTTGTTGCTTAGTGGTGTTTGCAACATGGTGTATGTTCTTCAAGATGATCAGTCCAGGCTATGTCGGTGTGGTGATTGACATGCTCGGAGACTCTAAGGGCGTAGAGTCGAAAGAGCTGCATGTGGGAATGCACTGGATTGCTCCGTGGAAGACTGTTTATCAGTTTCCCATCTTTGAGCAGAACGATACATGGGAAGGTGAACGTGAAGGATTCAGCTTTCAGACATCTGAGGGGATGGCTGTACATGCTGATATCGGAATCACGTACCACCTTAGACCTGATGCTATCCCGAAGATATTCCAGAAATATCGTCGTGGGATGGATGAGATCACCCATGTATTCATAAGAAACTACATACGGGACGCAATCAACAAAAGTGCATCTAAAACATGCATTGAAGATCTGTATTCCGGAAAAGAATGCTTTTTTAAGGACGTGGAAGAACACGTGCGAGCTGATTTCGAACAAATCGGTATCGTACTCTCACGTATTTATCTCATTGGAAGGTTTCACTTTCCCACAAACGTCATTGCAGCTCTCAATGCTAAGATTGAAGCCATGCAAAGGGCTCAACAGCGCGAAAACGAGCTGCGTGAGGCCGAAGCAGAGGCGAAGAAACAGATTGCCAAGGCCGAAGGTCAGGCAAAATGTGCCATTCTTCAAGCCGAATCAGAGGCCAAAGCCAATCTTGTACTCGCAAAATCAGTCACTCTAGAACTTATTCAATGGCAAAGCGTCCAGAAATGGGACGGTAAGCTTCCTCATGTCACTTCCGGAGCAATTCCTTTCTTTGAGGTCAAATGAGAATGTTTATTGCTTTATTGTTAGGAATATTTATTTATTTATTATACCAACATGGGCCCGAAGTATGTCAATACAACCCATATCGGATTTATAAGGAAATAAAATGTCTGAAAGAAAGAGTAGACAGACTAGAAGACAGATGAGCAAGAAGGATTTGAGGCGTAAAAAGCCTCATCCGGAAGATGGGCACTGGGAAGGGAAATACTGGTGCGATTGTAAGACTAGAAACCGTAGAAAATGGCTGGCTAGACATGGGAAGAGTGCTGACGATACAGATTGAGATCACGGATAAAGAGGCAGCAGCCTGGATATGGGAAAGCCATATGGGAGACTACTCCGAACATGGCGTATATGTACAGGCAATCCATGAGGGGCCAATCCCCGAGGAGAAAGAAGATGAAGATGATTGATAACGTCCCCGTGTGGGGCGAACCGTTGCCTGAAGCAGTGCAACAAATGAAGGCGGTAATGAATTATGTTAAAAAACCTGAATATGTGGCTCTTATGGCTGACCACCACATCGGATACAGCGTGCCTGTTGGCGGTGTGGTTGCTTACGATAGAGCTATCAACGTCAATGGTGTGGGTTTTGATATCGCTTGCGGGAACAAAGCTGTGCTTCTTGATGTGGATGCTAGTGCAGTCAAAGGAAATATTTATAGGACAATGAATGAGATCCAGAAGCACATAAGCTTCGGGATGGGGAGAAGGAACAGTGAGAAAGTTGATCATGAATTGTTTGATGAACCTCTCTGGGTAGAATTGGACATCCTCAAAGGGCTCAAAGATAAAGCACGCGATCAGCTGGGTACTGTTGGGGGTGGTAATCACTACGTGGATATCTTCGTGGACGAGCTTAATCGTGTTTGGGTTGGTGTGCATTTTGGTAGTAGAGGTCTCGGTCATTCTATTGCGACGCACTATGTAAAAGCAGGAGGAGGAAAAGATGGAGTACATGCCGAGCCGGTCATATTTGATGAGTCTTCAGACCTTGGACAGCAATATCTTGCATGTATGGAACTTGCTGGTCGCTACGCTTATGCAGGGCGAGATTGGGTATGTGAAAGGGTGGCCAGAATACTACGAGCAAATGTTGTTGAACAAATCCATAATCACCATAACTTTGCTTGGAGAGAAAACCATTTCGGTAAAGATCTTTGGGTGGTTCGCAAGGGAGCAACTCCGGCCTTTCCAGGTCAAAAAGGCTTTGTTGGGGGATCTATGGGAGATATATCTGTCATCCTCGAAGGAGTCCAAGAGCCTGAATCGCAAGCTGCGTTGTATTCTACCATCCATGGAGCGGGCCGTGCTATGGGAAGAACTCAAGCAAAAGGAAAGACATGCAGAAAGACTGGTAGACAACTTACCGAAGGACTCGTCAAACGCCCTGATCACGACCAGTGGATGCGTACCGCTGCCGTTGAGCTTCGCGGGGGTGGACTTGACGAATCACCCTATGCATACAAGCGAATAGAACAGGTTCTAGACGCTCATAAGGCTACAGTCAACATTCTACACACCTTAACCCCGATAGGCGTTTGTATGGCAGATGAACGCGAATTTGACCCATATAAGGACTAGCATGGGCCTAGAGAAAGCGATTGAATCCAAGAAGGAGCATAGAAAGCCTTACCGTGGATCAAAGTCTTTTGATAGGTCATGTAGGAATAACAAAAGGTGTCCGTATTGCAAAGGCAATAGGACACACAATACAACCAAGAAACTGGTAGCGTTAGAGGATAAAAATGAGCTTTGAAACTTACCCATCGTTTGAACCCGCACCATTCACTGTTCTTGAGAGTGCGAAACTTGTCTATGTGGGCAAGATAGTTGCTCTAGAACCAATCCCTACAGCTGACTTCATTGTCTCAGCGACAGTAGTTTGCGGAGCAGGTGGAAAGTGGAAAGGCATCGTCAAGAAAGATCAGTTTGAGATAGGCAGCCTATGTGATGTCTACCTACCAGATTCTCTAATTCCTCCCAATGAAGGGATGAAATTCATGGAAGCGAGCGGTTGGCGAGTCAAGATGCGTAGATTCAAAGCAGCACCAAGTG